CCCGTATAATCAAACATAACCAATGTTTTAGCATTGATATCGTTCGACATTCCACCGTCACAACACTCATTACCAACCTCAAAATATGGGCCGGTAAATGGGGCTGTTGTACCCGGTATAGCGTAAGGGTAGTTCAATAGAGCACCGGATGATAATTACGCCAACCACCGGGAAAATTCCAGCGTTGCGCGCCGTAAGAGAACATCTGACGTATTTCCTGTCTCGCTTTACCTACTCCCTGATTAAATTTTCTTCCGTGATACATTGCCCCCTGCTCATTTGAGTATGGCTTTCCCCCTTGCGCCATCATGCGAGATACTACCCCATGAACTAATTCATCGGTATACTTTTCAATGATCCATTCTGGCAGGACAGGAAGTCCATTCACATCCATAGGATCAATAATATTGAGACTTAAAGTTGCTATCCAAGTCTCAGTAACTTCTGGATTAAGTTGAATACGAAGGATCGGGTTAACTGTTCCGGGGTTTAGTAATACTCCCTCCCGCTTTACACGATAGAGTGGATTCATTGCCTCTTGTACATTATTTTGTTCCAACACCGCAATATATTGTGGGGGGCACATAGGCACATATTCAATGGGTGTAACCAATTGATTACGTGGTACATCGAGAGACATTAGCCGTATCACAGCGGCATTCTGGCCGGTCGAAATTTGATAATCATTACTCGCCGGAGTAACGTATACAGCTAATTCAAATAGCCAAGTATTAGATCGTGCTAGAAAATCTTTTAGGGTATAATAAAACACATTGCGCAAAATACCATCAAGCGAACCGGGGCAATCAATCCGGGCTTGATCAAGTATCCGAGCAATGGGCGTTGTAGTCACTCTCTATTCCCAAAGTTAAGCCCATTAAAGGCTAAGTCCGAGTATTTGTCCTTTAAATCGTTCAAGGAATGCCGCTCCGCGTTGATCTTGAGTATCAGCAACATCGTAAAGTTGAAGGAACCCACTCATATACCACTGTACCGGGACAAAGTAATTAGACGGAATTGGTACAATAACTGCGGGAGAAGCTGTTATATCAGAAACCTGAAACAATCCCGGTACACCGTCACGCAGATCACCTTTCAATAATCTAGTCTGATATTTCAAATCAAGAAACATATCAGGACGAACACGAGATATTTCAGCACAAGCATTATTTAGGGCATTGATAACATCTTGATCAGGATAACGATATGGTGGTCCAACTAAGTCCTGTAAAAGAGACCTAGTTGCACCATAATAATCGTTAACCGAATGATATATCACGGCCCACCTTGCACCACAATGGCTTGTGCGAGTGCTTTTGAATCAAGAATTTGTCGCCCATATACCTGAAGACCGCGCAAAATCTGTCCGAATGTACGTTCCGAGCGAATTGTTTCAACGTTTGTAAGTTGACTTGCAAACGTCAATCCATGTGCGTGACCCGCGTAAATCGGATAATTGCCAGCTGTGAGGCCAGCAGCAGCACCGTTGGGAAGTAGATTGGAAGCATAAATCGTAAACCGATCTACTTGACCAAATCTCCCATTACGCAAGATTGTAACAGAATCACCCGACACAAAGACTTCGCGCAATTCCGAACGTTTCAGTTGGAACGTAGCCCATGTAGGCATAACGACCCAACGTCCAGTCTCAGGAATATTCTGCTCGTCAAGTACCTGACCAAGCCGAAGTATCACGTCAATAATTTCAACCTGACCCGAAGTTGGATTACGACCAACAGTAGACACCGGCGAGGCATTAGTGCCAAGGTTAACATTGCCGGAAATCAATCCAGCCGTTGCACCCTGATTGTAAGCACTAGCACCATTCAAGATGAACAAGAGCACATCAGAATCAACAGTGATCTTCATCTGTTCTGAAGCATCATCAGCCCAGAGTGAGAGGTTGTTAATATCCGACTGCTTCTCAATCACATCGTCAAGGATTGTCGCAAAATATTTACCCTGATCAATGGTAAGCTCTACATTGGACCCAACAGGCCGCTGTAGAGTCAAATCACCGTCAACAAGGTAATTATTAATTGTGATTGTTGGCTTGGTGCGGATTTTAACCCGATCACCATAGGACTTAATTTCCCCTTCGTAGTCAGTATTCGAAATTGCAGCAAGAACTGTCGCCGCGTAGAACTTCTCGATTAATTTTCCCGACCAAATTTCCGGGATAAAGCCAGCAGCCAGATAATCTGTACCTGTCGAGCCAGCCGGATAAATTGGGGGTGTCGTTGCCGAACCGGCGATACCGAGTGCCATTGAAGTAATCTCCCGCCTAACGTGCGCGTTTACGCGAACACGCTAAACACATTAAGAGTTAAGCCTAACGGACTCGCCCTTCCCTACCAGCTTCGATGATTGAACGTTCTAACTCAGCCGCTTCCTGTTCACGACCAGCAAAATGTCCAAGCGTCTTATCTTTATAGAAAGATGCAATATCCGCGCGAGTATATATAGGCTTCTCTGGGGGGAGATTACTCTGCCCAGACTTCGCTTTTCCGGGCGCTGCTAAGGAAGCAAGATCAACGCGAGGGGTGGGAGCTATACTCTCAAGAGTAGCGCCATTGCCCGGTTGTTGATTTACTCCTTCTACAGGGCTACCAGAAACCTGATTAGAGCCTTGATTAGAGTTTTGGAAGTTTCTAAAGAATGATATAACACGATTGGCTTGACCTTTCGCGTAAGCATCATTCAATAGCTGTCTACGCATCATACCAGATAGATCATCGGGACTATCCAACCATGCTGCGAAACCCGGATCAAAATTGAGACGCTGAAATGCCCCCGGCATCTCACGTTCGAGTTGATCAAAAACCTGTTCTTGGGCAGTTCGTGCCATCGTATTACGAACACCACCCACTTGTCCTTTAAGAGACTGTATCTCATTAACAAGCTGAGCTACCAAAGGTGCTACAACCTCTTCAGCTCGTTTACCCATAACCTCAATAATTTCAGGACCAAATTCAGCAATCTCTTTATCGGTCAATCTTTTAAGCGGCGGTGGATTAATAATAGTATTATTTACAGGGGGAATTGTTGAAATAGATGCAAGAAGCCGCTCTTGATCCCTAATATGGGCGGCGAGCCGCCTATTTTCTTCCTCTTTAGCTTGTAAACGTCCCTGTGCAGACTTGTATTGCTGTTCATAATTAGGTGCTTCTTGAATAGGTTCAGGAGCAGGAGCAGTTACAGCTTTAGGTTCAGCCTTAATATCGATTGGAGGTTTGGGATTCTTAGGGTCAAAATCACTAACAACAGTTGTTCCATTAGGGGGTGTATTATTTGGGAGTGAATTATCACTTATAACTAGCTCAACATTACCCTTAGATAACTCTTCAGCACGAGCAGCAGCACGTTGTACAGCGGCAGGGAGCTTCACATTTGGATCATTTTTACGTGATTGCTCAACCATCGGCATGACTTATACTACTCCTAGTTTCCTAGCTTTATTTTCTATATCTGCAAAATCATTGCGTAGCTGTACCATCTGCCGACCAAAACCTAATGCCATCATTGCACTATCAGATGTAGGGGCAGATAAACCATTTTCCAAAACAGATATTGTCAACCTGTTAAAAGCCTCAACAAACGTCCGCCAAACAGATGGGTTACTCTTAGCGAGTAACCACGCTTGCCTAACAAATTCTTTTTCGGCTTCACCCGCCATTTTACTCTCTTTTACCCGCGATAATTCGCAACCGCGCGAGGGCGAGACCTATTCTCCATCGGTTCACCATTATTAAGTAGACCCTCAAGAATACTATCCTTGCCCGATTTACTCTCTTTCTCATGAGAAACTTTACAGTAATCATTATTTACAATACGTTGGGTATATGATCCCCCGGTAATTGTCGGAACACGCCACAAACCATCAAGCTGTTCACGCTCATTACAAAGACCATATTTATGTTTGCCAATATCGGTATCAGAACCATCTCTAGGTTTTGAGTCTTTACTCTGTTCACTTCGCTTGTCCATTTTACTCTCCTAGAGTAATTTAAACCTAGAGTAGTTCTAGAATTTTATTCGCATGATTTATAATATCGTTAGCCATCAAAATCACACCGTGGTAATCAATACTATCTCCTACTTCCGGTAGATACTTCAATTTATACCTCTTGTCAAGCGAATATTTTTTGATTATTTCATTCAAAGCTGGTATACAAGGACGCATAAAATACAACGGCATTCGCTCATCAATATTACTCTGCCCCGGTGTATCCAGTTTTATATCGCTACCAGCGTAATTCAAAACACGATTAACGTGCTGAACTACACCAGTTACAGCTTCATTTCGAGAAGAATGCGCCAGACTAAGGTGCATATCCCGAAAATCAGGTTTCTGAATGTTACGTGCTAGCTTTAGCATCAGCTGCCTTTACTGCTCTATCTGCTGCTGCTTTAACATTAGGATCAATAACCCTCGTAATTGGTGGAGCGGCTACCGGCACATTACTAAATACGTGATCCATATTATTTACAGCATCCTGCAAACGAGCATGGAGCACCGTGTACGTAACTGCATCCATAGGAGTTGCCAATTGCCCGATAAGTGACTTGATATTAGACCAGTAGTTAGCCAACATTTTGGCTCTAGCCTTCTGCAATTCTGCATTGGCTTCATCAAGATCAATATCAGGATCATATATCGGGGTCACCATTATTTATACCCTTTTATCACTTATATCCTCTTATTACTCGGGTCGGACTATGAGTATAGTCCGTTAAGATTTTTTTCCTACTGCTTGCTCCGCTGCTGTTTGAGCCGCCATTGGGCTAATTGGAGCACTAGAAGACCCGCTAGAAGGATTAGCAGCGGGGGCGGGGGGTGCACCCGCTAGCCCTTTTGCCGTTGCATCAAGAGATGTAATCTGCGAATCCAGCGATGAAAGTTTATCTGCCGCTGCCTGAATCGCTGTATCATTTCCCGCGCCTACTGCTGCCTGAAGCGCAGCAACGGCTGCACTAAAATCAGTAGCAAGCGAAGAAATGTCGGTCGAAAGCTGTGCAAGATTCGCGTTAAGATTGTCAATCGCAGCCATTAGATTTGCTCCTGTTTTGGTTAGTGATGCTGTCAGTCTTACCAGTAACGCCTCGGTTTTCTCGTCAAGTGAAAGTACGATCATGGTAACACAATCATGGTAATGCAGTCAAGATAGCGTTAGAAAAAGTAATCAACCTATTCCACTGTGATTGCCAATCGTTATTGTCAATATTACCCTGCAAGAGTAAAGGAGTTGTGCTTAACGCGGCAGCAGTAATCACGGCGTTAAGTGCAGTAACAGCAGTATTCCAAGTCATAGTTCCACCACCCACAATATATCTAGCACTACTTGTTTGATCTGGCAAAGATACGTTGTGCGTTGTATTGCCATAGTAATAAGCCAATACAGCATTCACAGATGTAAGTGTATTGATTACGCTTTCAAGGCGATATCCATAATCAACATCGACTAATGAAGTTGCAGCAGAGGGTTTAGCCATTAAATTCTCCTAGTGGTTCGCGCTTCCTAAAGTCGCGCTCACCTGTCTTATTCACCCATTTTGGTCGGCTTTACCACTAATTCCGGGAATTTTCTTCCCAGCGTGGCCTTTACCGAACATCTTGGTAGAACCACCATCATGGAACTTCATACCGGAAGTATAACCCTCAGACTCGCCATGATGTTCAGGCTTAATGCCTTCATTATCACCCTGACTCTCTTTACCGGAAATACCGGGAACTTTACGATTTGCATGACCCTTAGTGAACATCTTGGTAGTTCCGCCTTTGGCGAAAAACTCAGAATGTTCACCCTTTGACATAACCTTACTCATTTGAAATCTCTCCTTTAGTCTCTTTTAGGGGCTTACTCTCATGAGTAAGGATTAAAAGCGTGCAAGTTTACGTAGCACGCGACAACATATAAACCCGCGCTAGCGCGGTGTGCAAGAGCCAACGATCACATCGTTAGCCTTGGTATTCTGAGCAGCACCGGCTGAGCTATAGTCGGTAAATACAACCGCCGTCGCCGATGCTGTACCTGTCGATACATAAATATCAGTTGTTGGGTTTGTCGAATCAACAGCTGTACACATCCAAGCCGTTGCGGCGGCGGGGAAGGTGAACGTCACTGTATTGCCACCTGTACAAGTACCCGAGCCATTAGTAAATGACCATGACCATACTGTGCTGCCGGTAGCAAACGCAGGGGAACCCGCAGTACAACCACCCGATGCATAAGTCGGAGCAGTATTCGTTTTAGTGCTTACGATCCCATTTGAAACTTTAGGTGTAACAGTCAAAGTTTCACTAGAGACAGCACCAATTGTACCGCCAGTTGTAATAACTCCATAATTAGTTGAGTTAAGTACCGACGAAATGGCGGTGCCAGTTGTAACACCAGACCCCGTAATCAAAGCTCCAAGAGGGAGTTGTGGTGTAACTACACCATTTTGTGGAACTACAGTCAATACACCAGTCGTATAAGACCCAACAGTTGTAACTGTAATTAAACCTGTAACTGTAAATGCCGCAGATACCGGAGCAGCACTTATTGTATCACTAGGGATAGCAGCGAAAGGGGCGCCGTTCGCAGATAGCGGTATATTAGTCGCAATCTGAGCTTCAGCAAGAGAAAGCGAAGCGAGAAGGGCAACCGTGCCAAGAAGAAATCGTTTTGTATGTGTCACTGTAGTTTACTCCCAGAAAGTAAGTTAATTAAACTATTTAAACGCGCCCATCGGATGATGGCGTCCTTTTGAATCGCCACCCTCAACGATACCGCCCTTCGCATGTTTATGTTTCTCAACTTTACCACCCTTTTTCATACCACCACCAACAGGAGGGGGTGAACCAGCAAGGGCGCTAGGCCCAGACGGACCAGCTCCCATAGGCGGTCTCGGAGCAGGGGGTCGTGACATTGCAGTGGGAGGACGACTCGGTTTTGCCCCCATACCACCCATCTTCATTGCACCGGGGCCAAGACCCCCTTTATTGCGCGCCATCTTACTCTCCTAAAGTAATATTTTTAGTTGTTCACGTTCACTTACTTACTCATAAGAGTAAGCTTATGCTCACGCTCCTGTATTCGCACCGCCAGTAGCCGTATTCATTATATTTGTGCGGGGACTTGCGCCACCCGCGCCAAGACCGGGCGCTCCCGGTACAGGGGAAGAATTACCAGAAGCGCCCGGCTGTCTCGCACCCGTGGGGACCGATGCGGGACCAACTGAACCTTGTTTAAGGGGTCCAGCTATAGAGCTTTGTTGAGTTTGTTGTTGGGCTTGTAATTGTGCTTGCTGTTGAGCCATCTGTTGCTGTTGAAGTTCGGCCTGCTTTTCCTTGGCGTCCATAGCACTTTCCGAAGGAACAACATTTTCCCCCGGCATACCAATCTCTTCAGCAACCTCACGCAACACAGCCGCTCGACCTTTAAGGCCAGTGATTTGAAGATCAACAGGGTTATTTGTAATCTGAAGGAACTCAAGTTGCCGTGCTCTCTGCGTCTCTCTTTGCATAGCAACCTTGACACCAAGTACCCTGATCTTTTCTTCCCCTGTCAAAAGCCCAGAATCATCAGTCAACATCACCATATCAAATAATCCAGAAAGCAACCCATCCATAACATCGCGGTCAATATTGGCAGCGACAGTCTGAAGAATTTTTGCGCTATTCTGCATCAAAAGAGAAAGGCCGCTTGCTGTACGGCCTAATCCACCTTGCGGGGGAGTTCCAGTAGCAAATTTGGGTATGGCTGATATTTCATCAGCTAAAGTAGAAAAGCTACCATACACCTGTATAAGATCGCTTGCATTTGACTGTGGTTGAAAGAAACTCACTGCCGGTTCAGTATTATTTCCAAACGGGTCGGATTTTACATGCCACCGTTTCCACGGATACATTTCTTCGCCGTCTTCACCATCACCTAGTCGATCATCGTTGACAGTGACTTGCGGTCCAGATGCGATGGAAAGATTATTAACGAGAGAACGAAGTGTTGCATTTGCAACCGTTTGAATGTCTTGGAGTAAATCCGGTAATCCATTTCCTACCGGAGTACCCGGAACTTTTTCAAAAGAGGTAACGTAATATTGGTGTCTTTTACGAGGGCTCGGAGAGAGTTGAACCTTGATAATATGCCGTCCGATGAGCCACGCATTGCAGTGATAATCTCTCAAAGGGTCTTGAATCAGTTTGGGATCAATCCCCATATCCAAAAGAGCTTGACCCTGAGCATTACCCTGAAACTCCAAACAGGCAATCAATCCTGATTGATTAAATCTAGGGTCTTCACGAGATTCAAGAACTGCTCTCTCGGCATCTGTGGTATCCCAATTGTCAACGATACCACCACGTCCGTACTCTTCAAGAACCGCCCTGACTTCTTCTTCGATATAACCCGGCAAATCCAATAGATCGTTAATCTCCGCTCGGGTAAGCCTAGAGCGTTGAATGATGTTAGCGTCTGCAATGTCATTAACCCCCGGTGTCCAATAAATATCGAATGGGCTGACACGCTCCCAACATAACATTGGCGTGTCTACAACTTTCGGGGTTTTAATGAAGGAGTTTTTTTGTTGGTTACTCTGTGGAGTAAAACTTTTTATGTTGCTCGCGCTAGGTAAACCTGCACTCGCCCAGATTACTTCTGTCTTAATGCGGACCGTAGGACCTTTAATGACGGCATAGGGGAATAATGGTAAATCAACAAGAAACTCTGCTAGAGCGGTATAAAATCCTCCTTTAGAAAGAATACTATCAAGCTTATCCTCAACTATTTTTGCTTGCTCAACTGCCTTCCGTTTAGCTTGATCCCGCGCATCTTCCACCAAGGCTTGATAAGCGTCCCTAAGCTTGGATGCATCCGGTAACGGAGGAACAGGGGGCGGTGGGGGTATGGCAGGGGTTGTGGGAGCAGGGAGTTGACCCCCAACGGCTGGACCCTGAGAGGGTCCACTGAATGAAGATGGTATAGCCGCATCGACCTGCTCAGGCGGTATGCCTGTTGCCGCGCCATAAGCATGTGCAGCCATTACTCCCTGTTGGTGAGCCTGATTCATCCTGAGAGCATTAAAATGGGCATCTACCTGTTGCTTGATAGTGCCCTGCATAAAAGTATTAATTGCCTGCATAATCTCGGGGGGTATTGCAGGATTGGGGTCAGGGGATATCCCCCAAGGTCTATCTGTCCCTAAATATACATCTCGCAATAAACTCGATGTGCCTCTGCATTTCATTGCTATGACACGGGCATAAACGTTAGACCCGCCAAATTTTCTTATCTCAGCAGCAATCTCTGGATCGTAAACGCCATCAAAAGCACGTAATGCACGAAGTAAACGGTCAGACCAACCACGACCAATAGTGTCACGGTGACGCCTCATTAGAATATATTGGTCTGTGATGAACCCTGCTAACGCACTGGCAGGGATAGCGGCTTGTGCTGTAGGCGCTGCCATCTGCGCGCGAGCACTGTCGCGCACTTGAACCTGTTGAGCGGTATCATCCCGCCCGACAACTCGGAGGGCTGGATTAGGAAGAGCCAACTTTACTCCAAGAGTAAAAGGTTATGCAAGACCCTTGACAATCTGCAATGTTTCTGATATCACAAAACAACCCCTATGTCAAGGACAATCTTTTTCGGAAAACCCCAATGACCACTTCAATACTAGAAATCACACAAGAGCATAAACTTCGATTTTTAGCTCTTGAAATAGCTAAAGGTATCAAGGCTCCTGCCGAAGCTATGCAGGAGATGGGGATTGATGAGGTTACTTGGGAGTCATTGGAAAACTCACGAGCTTTCAAGGAAATGTTGAATGCTGCAAGCGCCGAATGGAATGGAGCCAATAATACTCAGAAACGGGTTAGACTTAAGGCGGCAGTGAATGTCGAACAGGCGCTTCCAAGCTTTTATGTCGCTATGATTGACGGAAGAGAGGCACTGGCAAGCCGGGTAAAAGTTTTGGAAATCATGTCAAAAATTGGCAATCTAGGAGTACCAGAACCAATTGTAGGAGCCAACAACGGGCAATATTTTAAGCTTGAGATCCATATGGACGGCAAGTCCCCGATCATCACAGAGTTCGGTGGTGCTATTTTTGATAATACTCTCAATAATACTTCTAGTGATACTCTAGAGAGTAAATCTAGCGATATTAGTGTGGAGGAAGAACAATCAGAGCCCACACCACGATTGGAGATAGAAGAAATAGAACAACCAGTATCCAATCAGACCATTTTTGAGAAACCATCCGAGATTACTCCTTTTAATAGTTTGTCTTCTAGTGGTTTGTCTTCTAGTGGTTTGTCTTCTAGTGGTTCATCTGCGCTTGCACCTGATGAACAGACCAAAAACATTTGGAAAGTTGAGTCTACTCAAGTTGAAGAAGCCCTTAAGCCGGTCAACTTTGGGAAGAAACCGGCAAACTTAATTGCCTCTCGACGTTTGGATAGTGAACCGTGGGAAGAGTTATAGTAACATTAAAAATGCAATATTTTTCAATAAACCACTCTTCAAGTAATTCTTTATCATATATACGCCCTAGATGATCAACTATACTAATTGTTATGTCCATCTGTTTACTCTTAAGAGTTATGTCCAAGCGGCTGCACTTACACGTGGCCGGGGTGGCCTGACTTTACTCTGTGTCTGGGATAATATCCGACCCAATACAAACTGATAAGCTCCAAGATTGCCAGCCACCAAGCACACATATTGCAGGCAGTCATTCACATCTGACCACGGATGAAGTTTTTCGGGTGTGGGCTTCATCTTAGTGCCACCATCTACATCCGTTGTATCAAACCTATACTTACCATTAAGCCCTTGCACCAAAGTAGGGCAACGCTTTCCATCAATAAGTATTGCCCCACCACCGTCAACCTGCCTAATAAGAAATGACTCTACAGCCCGTATTCTGGGGTCAATATCATTCGTTGGTGCTCGCTCGGCAGGGAGTCCCATTGACTTGAGGAGATCGAAAGAGTTAAGTTCAAAGAGACTGCTACGGGCTTCCCCTGCGGGGTCTCCCACAACAGCCAAGACACGTCCACGGTAGCGGTCACTGGCGAGAATCGGAACAAGGTTAGTCCTAACATGCTGTTCGAGTCCAATATTCTCTCCTGTCGGTCCCTGCCCCGCTA